AGGGTCTGGCGGTCTGTACGGGTTGCTAAGAAAAATCCATGCCCGATGCGCGATGCGGATGGGCTTCGTTTGGAGGGCGCGATGCCCGGACCAGCACCGTCACGGAATGCTCGAAGGCGCAACGTCAGACCTGATTGGCGGACGTTGCCGTTGGCGGGTCGGTCGGGTGATTCTCCCGAGTGGCCGATGCTTGAGCCGAGCGAGGCTGAGCTTGCGTTGTGGGCTGATTTGTGGCGGACGCCGCAGGCTGTGGCGTGGTTTGAGTTGGGTTGGTCGCGGGTTGTGGCGCGGTATGTGCGGTTGCTGATTCAGTCGGAGAACCCTGACGTGGATTCGCCTGCGTATGCGGGTGTTGCGTTGTTGGGTGAGGTTCGGCAGTTGGAGGACCGTTTAGGGCTGACGCCGTTGGCTATGCGGCGGTTGCAGTGGGAGATGGAGCCCGCGCAGCAGGAGGCATCGGAGCCGGCACAGAATGTTGTCAACCTCTTCGGTTGAGTCGGTCGCTGGGTATTACGTTGATCCGTTGTCTAAGGCGTGGTGCACTCTTCCGTGGCCTGGTGACCGGACTCTCCCGTATTCCCATCCTGACCGGACTTCGTTGTTGGTGCCGTCGTTGGCTCCTGAGTTGTTCCAGTGGGCTCGTGAGAACCTTGTTCACTACCTGACGGGTAAGCCGTGGGAGTTCACGCCGGGGCAGCGCCGGTTCCTGATGTTGTGGTATTCGGTGGATGTCGAGTCGGGGCGTTGGGTGTATCGCCGGTTTGTGCGTCGCGGGTCGAAGGGCACCGGTAAGGATCCGCTGTTGGCGGCGTGGATGCACCTGGAGTTCTTGGGGCCGACTCAGTTGGCGGACATTGACGGTGACCGGGTCATCGGTAAGGCTCATGCGATGCCGTTGGTTCAGGTCGCGGCGAACTCTGAGGCGCAGGCGTTGGATGTGTTGCGGATCGCGAATGGGATGTTGCCGCAGGACACGCGTGACCGGTTTGGGATTGATGTTGGGTCGACGCGGACGCAGTTGGATAACGGTGGTCGGTTTGAGTGTTTGACTTCGTCTGAGGCTTCGTCTGAGGGTGACCCGACGACGGCGGGTGGGATTAACGAGTCGCATCACATGAAGTCCAGCAATGGTGGGCATGCGTTGTTCGGTGTTGTGCGGCGGAATGTGGGTAAGTCTCCGCGGGCGTTGCAGGCGCGGTTGGGTGAGTTCACGAACGGGCATGAAGAGGGCGCTGACAGTATCGCTGAGCGGTCGTTTAAGGCGTGGCAGGCTCAGGTGTCGGGGCGCACTGTCGGTAAGCGTGACATTCTGTATGACTCGATTGAGGCGTTGCCTGGGACTGATATTTACGACCAGGCGAGCCGGCGCGCGGGGTTAGCTGCCGCGTATTCGGATGCGCCGTGGTCCGACCTTGAACGACTTGAGGATGAGGTTCTAGACCCTGACCTCAGTGTGTCTGAGGCGTTGCGGTTCTACTTCAATCTGACGGCTGAGAATGAAGAGTCATGGGTTGAGCCACGTAAGTGGGACGCGATGGCCGCACCGGAGATCGTGGTTGCGGATCACGAGCCGGTGGCGATGTTCTTGGACTGTTCAAAGGCGTCGGACTCGACCGCGCTGGTGGGGTGTCGGCTCTCGGATGGGCATGTGTTCCTGATCGGGTTGTGGAAGCGGCCACCGGGTAAGCGTGGTGAGACGTGGACGGTGCCGCGGTACGCGCGTGAGGCGCAACCGGGTGAGATCAGTGTTGACCAGGCCGTGCGGGACACGAAGGCCCGGTTGAAGGTGTGGTGGTTTGGTGGTGATCCGTCGCCGGCCACGGAGGACACCACTGAGGCGAACTATTGGTTGCCGTTGTTCGATGAGTGGCATCGGGACTTCAGTAAGTCTTTGCCGTTGTGGGCGACCCCGGGTGCTCGCGCGTCTAAGGGCACTGGCGGCGGGATCGGGCATTCGGTGAAGTTCGACATGCGGCTGTCCCAGCCGGGTGGCAATGAGCGGAACCGGTTGTTCGTGGGGATGGCTGAGCAGACCGCGGCGGACATTGATGCGACGACGACGGATCACAGGGTGTTCACGCATGATGGTGACCCGTCGTTGACGTTGCATGTGCATCATGCACGGAATTACCCAACGCAGTGGGGTACGTCGTTGGGAAAGGCGAACCGTAATTCATCGAAGTTGGTGGATGCTGCGGTGACGATGGTAGGGGCCCGGTTGGGTCGTCAGATTGTGTTGAACTCCGGTAAGTACAGGGCGGGTGACCGCAAGCGACCAGCTAAGGCGGTGGTGTTTGCGTGACCTCTGCCTTGACGATCGTGCCGACGCCGCGGGTTCCATCGTTGTTCCTTGCGGATGATGACCGGAACGTATTGGCCTACCTGTTGTCAGTGATCGGTCGCAGGCATCCGAAGAACAAACAGCGCGCGGACTATTACGATGCGCGGAAGCTTGTGAAGTCGTTGGCGATGGCCGTCCCCCCTGAGTTTGATCAGTTGAACACTGTTCTTGGTTGGCCGGCGACTTGCCTTGACACGTTGTGTGAGCGACGCACGATCGATCATGTTGTGGTGCCGGATTCGGCTGAGCAGTCGGACATGATCAACGCGGTGTGGGACGCGAACGACCTAGATTCTGAGGCACCGCAGGCGCAGTTGTCTGAGGGTATGCATGGGATCTCGTTTGTGGTTGTGGCGCGGTCGGAGGATGGTCGGACGATAGTGTTGCCGACGCCTGCGACGCGGATGACGGCTGAGTATGACCGGGCTCAGCGGCGGTTCACGGCGGCGGCGTCGAATGATGAGGCGTTGCGGCCTGGTGATCCGCGGCAGGCGACGTTGTATTTGCCGGATCGGACGTTGGTTGTTGAGTTGGTCGGTAACGGCCGGTACAAGATCATCAACGAGTTCGAGAACCCTTCCGGGATTGTTCCCGTGGAGCGGTTTGTGAACCGGCAGCGGTTGGATGCGCCGTGGGGGCGGTCGGAGATCACCCCTGCGATCATTTCGTATACGGACCGGTCTGTTCGTACGTTGGTGGCGATGGAAGTTGGCCGCGAGGCGTACGCCATGCCGAAGGAGATCCTGTTCAACGTGGCGCAGGAGGCGTTCCAGAACGCTGACGGGTCCGCTGCTGCTGCGTGGGATATGTATTGGACGCGGTTTAAGGCGTTGACGGGTGAGATCGGTGAGGATGGTGAGCCGTCACCGTTGCAGCCGGATGTGAAGCAGTTGCCGGCGTCGTCCCCGTCAACACTGATTGACATGATCAAGATGGATTCCCAGTTGGTCGCTGCTGAGGCTGGGATCCCGCCGTCGATGTTGGGGTTCGTCACAGACAACCCACCATCCGGTGATGGTATGCGGATGTATGAGAACCGGCTGGTGCAGCGGGCGAATATGCGGAACCGGTATGACGGTGCTGCGTGGGCTCGGACGTGCCGGTTGATGCTGCTCGCTGAGGGTGTGTCGGCTGATTCGTTGCCGAGGGTGAAAGTTGTTTGGCAGAACCCTGCGACGTTCGCGCCTGCTGCGATCACGGATGCGGTGACGAAGCAGGTGACGGCGCAGATCGTTCCGGCTGATTCCGATGTTGCGCTCGAAGAACTGGGGTATGACCGAGTGCAGGTTGAGCGGATCCAGCAGGATCGTCGGAAGTCCCGTGCGGCTGGGGTTGTGGCGAATCTTGCGCAGGCCGCTGCTGCTGCCCGGGGCGGCGGGGTGGGTGTGAATGCTGACAGCGGAGCAGGCGCAGCAGTTCCGGCAGGCTGACGCTGACCTGGACGAGTTGACGATCGCCCGGGTGTTGGAGTTGCTGGCGTTGTTGTCGGTGACGGACCCGCGGGAGTTCTCGCAAGGTGTGTTTGACACTTTGCCGGGGTTGGTCGCTGAGTTGGGTGATGTGTCCGCGTTGCTGGGTGCATCAATGTATGAGACGGCCCGGGAGCAAGCCGGGGCCAGTGGGCGGTTCACCGTTGACTTGGCTGACCCGCCGGGTGTTGTGCAGGTGGAGAAAACCGCGCGGTGGGCGTTGGCGCCGCTGTTTTCACCGCGGAACCAACTGCCCGCGATTGACCTGGGAAAGTTGCTGACGGACCGGTTGACGGCTGGTGCGCCGCGGCTGGTGCGTGAGGGTGGTCGCAAGACGATCACGGAGAACACCGCGCGGGATCCGGCTCGACCGAAGTATCGGCGGGTGGTGAACAGCGCCACTGGTTGCGATTTCTGCCGGATGCTGGCCGGTCGTGGGTCTGTGTATCACTCGGAGGATTCGGCCGGCGCTGGTCGGCACTTCCATGACAACTGCCACTGCACTGTGCAGTTGGATTTCTGATTGCCCTAGCGCGATGCGACGGGCACAACTGATGGGAACTGGCCGCGATGGCTGAGAACGAACCTGGATTGACCCCGGAGACTGGCCCGGAGGGTGCGGCTGCCCCCCCGGACGGCGACACGGGTAAGCCCCTGGGTCCGAATGGTGAGAAGGCTCTGGCTGCGGAGCGCGATGCCCGCAAGGCCGCTGAGAAGCGCGCTGCTGATGCTGAGGCGAAGGTTGCTGAGGCTGAGAAGGCCAAACTGGGTGAGAAGGAACGCGCTGAGGTTGAGCGCGATGAGGCCCGGAAAGAGGCTGCTGAGGCTCGGGCTGAGTTGGCGCGGATCCGGGTTGGCGCGAAGTATGGGTTGTCTCCGGAGGATGTGGCTGACCTGAGCACAGCGGGGACGCCGGATGATTTCGATGCCCGCGCGAAGCGGCTATCGGAACGGTTGAAGATTACCGGCGCGACGCCGGGGAATGCGGGCGGGTTGCCGCCATCACCGAATGCTGGGCGCGGTACGGGTAAGGCGCCGAGTGGTTCGGAGCAGGGAATGGCGGAACTTTACAAACGGTTCCCCGAACTGGCTGCAAAGAAGTAGCCACCCCCCACTAAATCGTTAGAAGGAGAATCCAATGACCGATATTTCGGTCGCCACTTCTAGCTTCCAGGTTGAGAAGCGAAGCTGGCTGCTGTCCCCCCATGGCACGGGCCCCGGGGAAACCCTGAGCATCACGCTGGATGTTTCGGCGTTCACCGCGGCGACGCACTACCCGAACGGGTACCTGATGTCGGGCATCGTGCTCGGCAAGATCACCGCCACGGGTCTGTACGCCCCGTACGTCGATGCCGCCGTTGACGGTACCGGTGTGGCTGCTGGGTTCCTGTTCAGTTCCGTGAAGGTGCCGAACCTGCTCGCGCTCACCAAGGACGTCGGCGCCGGCCTTGTCGTTCACGGGTTCGTGGATGCGGCGAAGTTGCCGATCGCGAACGCGGCCACTGGTGGTGGGTTCATCGACACCAACGGGCGTACCGACCTCAAACTCGTTCACTTCGTGAACTGACCGGCTACAAGGAATAGGAGGCCAACGAAATGGCTATCATCTTCGACGGGCCGGTCACCCCGGACGCGCTCACCACGTTCGTCAGGAACGTCCCGACCCCCCAGGAGTTCACCCTGAGCCAGATCCTCCCGGATCGGTTCTTCACCAAGAACTCCATCGACGTGAACGCGTTCACCCGCACCAACCGGACTGCGCGGTTCCGTGCGTTCGACGGTCGGCTGAATGTGTCTGAGCGGGACGTTGCATCCACTCAGACCGTCAAACTGCCGCCCCTGTCATCCTCGATCAGTGTGGGTGAACTGGAGCGGCTCAACCTGGAGTTCGCCCGGACCGGTGGCACGAACCTCAGCGCCATCATCGACGCGGTGTACGACGACGCAACGAACCTGACCCGGGAGATCCAGGCCCGGATGGAGCAGGCCCGCGGTGATGTCCTCACTGACGGAAAGTTCACCCTCGCTGGTGAGGGTGGGCTGTTCATGGAGGCCGACTTCGGTGTGCCGGCGGGGAACATCATCGCGACCCCTGCGACCCCGTGGTCTACGGTGGCGTCGGCGACGATCATCGCGAACATGACGACCTGGGTGAACGCGTATGTGGCGCTCAACGGGTTCGCCCCAGGCGGGTTCATCACGTCCAAGACGGTCCTCGGATACCTGCTTCAGAACGCCGAGATCCGGTCCCTGGCGGCGTCGCTGTCCGGTACCCCGTCGCTGGTGACCAGGGGGACGGTGGACAACGCACTGGATGCGTACTCGCTGCCGCCGCTGCTGTTCACCTATGACACTCAGGTGGACGTGGACGGTGCCAGCACCCGCGTTGTGCCGGCTGACCGGGTGATCTTCGTCCCGCCGAACATCAACGACCTCGGGTACACGGCGTGGGGTATCACCGCGACGGCGTTGGAATTGCTGAACTCCAACGCGGTTGACTTGTCGTTCTCGCAGGCACCCGGCATCGTCGGTGTTGTTGAGAAGTCGGGCCCCCCTTACCGTTCCTGGACTTTCGTGGATGCGGTGGGTATGCCGGTGATCGCCAACCCGAACCTGCTCATGGTTGCGGACGTCGCGTAGTCATGGCTGAGCTTCGGGCGGCTGTGTATGTGGACGATCCGAACGAGGTTGGTAAGTCGGTGCTGTTCGTCCCCGGTGACGAGGTGCCCGACTGGGCTGCGGCGCTCATCACGAACCCGAATTGCTGGGTGGATGGTGAACTTCCAACGACCAAGGCTGCTGCTGAGCCTGCGGCGGATGATGCACCGCCGCGGGCAGGTAAGGGGTCGGGTCGTTCGGAGTGGGCCGCGTACGCCGAAAGCGTTGGTGTCACGGTCGATGAGGACGCTACTCGGGACGAGATCATCGCCGCTGTAGACGCTGCGGAATAGGGGTGACGCCAGGTGTTGCCGTTCGCTGATTACACGGATGTGCAGGGCATCTGGCGCACTCTGACCGACCAGGAAATCATCACTGTGACGGCTCGTATCGCTGAGGCATCGCAGATGATCCGTGATGAGGTTCCGCTTGTTAACGGAATGGATGTTGACGAGCGGATCCTGTCGGGTTCGTTGAACGCGGCGACGGTGCGGAACGTGGTTGTGAGCATGGTTGAGCGGGTCGTTGTGCCCGCTCGGTTCGTGCGGCAGGAGTCCAGCACCGTTGATGACGGGTCGGAGTCCCGGACGATTGATTCGTCGGTGTCGTCTGGGGAGATGTTCATTTCCCCGAACGAGTTGCGCCGGTTGATGGGGCGTCGTGTTGTGGGTCGGCAGGTCGCGTTCATGGTGAACCCGATGAGTGGGTCATGGACCTGACGGGGTTGTTGCAGCGTCGGCAGGCTGAGGCTGAGTCGCGGATGCGTGACACGTGCACAGCCACGTTGCCGTCGTCGGGTGCTGGCACGGTTGACCCTGGCACCGGGTTGGAGATTGACACTCCTGGTGCGGTGTTCTACTCGGGTAAGTGCCGGTTGCGGATGGGCGGCACGGTGTCAGGGTCAACTAGTCGGGACGTTGCGGGTGACCGGGTTTCGACTAGCACCCCCACGTTGTCTGTTCCTGTTTCCGCGCCGCGTTTGCCGGTTGGCGCGATCGTGAAGATCACGGGAGTGCCGGCGGATGACCCGGCTGGGCATCTGCGGTTCGGTCTGCGTGTCCGGGTTACCGGTTTGAATATCAACACGGATACGACTGCGCAGCGTGTGACTGTTGAGGCGGTGACCGGCTGATGGCGGGTTTTGCGATCAACACTGCGGAGTTGGATGCGTTGTTGGCTGAGATGATGGCTAACCGTGCGGCTGTGTTGCCGAAGGTTCGGGCGGCGACGAACAAGGCTGGTAAGGCGATGCAGCGGACGGCTCGTTCGTTGGCGAAGTCCAAGAGTATGCCGGGGTTGTCGCGGTCGATTTACACCAAGACACGGCAGTTGGCTGCTGGCACTGAGGTCACGGTTGAGGCGAAGTCACCGTTCGGGTTCATCCGGGAGTTCGGTGCCGGCCGGTCCGGTCCGCACCCGTTCATGCTGCCCGCGTTGGAACAGAACCTTGATTCGTGGGAATCGGATATGGCTGAGGCTGCGGAGTCGGTGTTGCCCTGATGGTGGCGACGGTTGCTGCCAAGGTGTTCGGGTTGTTGGAAACGGCTTTCGCTGCCACGAATGCTGCGTTGCCGAACGGTAGCGCGGACAAGGTGACTGGGTACGACACGGTGATTCCTGGTGTGCCTACGAACCGTTACTACGTGATGTTCTGTGGTGAGCCGCGCCGGGAGAACACCACAATGGATGGTTTGTCGCGGGACGCGAACGGGCGGTTTCAGATCACGGTTGCTGCGACCAGGCCGGATTCGTTGGCGTCACCCGCGCCGCGCACTGGGTGGCTCGCTAAGACTGTGCTGAACGCGTTGGTGGATGTGACCATCACGGACGTTGACGGGTTGGGGCCGTTCACCATCCAGCAGGACGAAGTTGATACATACCCGGTTCCGGTGGAAGTCGTGCAGGACCGGGTGACTGTTGAGCACGCGTTGCTGTTCAAGTACCTCGCAGACCGTACATAGATCGAACCTCTGATAGTCCGACCCCGTCTGATGTCGGGGCTTGTTGTTGCGCCCTGGAAAGGGGTCACGTTATGACCGCCAAGAAAACTGAGGAACCGGAACTCGCGCCCGGTGCGCCGATGTCGTTCCGCGACTACGTGGGTGACCTCAAAGTCGATGAGGTCGTCCCGGTTGAGATTGCCTACCCCCAAGAGCCCGTGACCGAACCGGCGAAGCCGGCCACCAAGAAGGAGAACTAGCTATGGCCCGCATTGTTCGGTTGAAGAACACCCGGCTGCTTTGGATCAGTGGCGCGGCGGCGACGACGCTGACGCCGATCAAGGATGCGCCGACGATTTCGTCGTTGACCCCGGGCACTGGGATCGTCGTGATTCACACGAACATGACGAAGAACTACGACATCGCCATGGACGATTCGGACAGTGTGACTGAGCTTGGGGTGGATGACGACTCCAAGATTGAGGTTCCCACGATCCGGTCGTACCACGGGATGTTTGAGTTCTTCCGCGATTTCGACCCGACATCGAACCTGCCGACCGCGACGGACTGCACCACCTTGATCACCGAGAACCAGTTGGGGTGGGTTGCGAAGCGTGAAGGGCTGCCGTCTGGTACTGCGGCGGCGGTTGGTCAGAAGTGGGAACTGTATTTGTTCCGCACTGATGTGTGGAAGTTCTCGAAGGAGGACGGGTTGATCAAGGCCAGCATCAAGCTGTGGCAGCAGGGTTCGTACGCCACCCAGGCAACCGGCGTCGCATAACAAGGGGTTCCCGGTTGCGTTCTGCCCAGTAACGCAACCGGGACCACTGGGCAACTGGGCTGATGGAGACACGTTGTGGTTACCCGTAAGTCCGCCAACACGACCGCGGTTGATGCCGTGCTGGCCAGCAACAACGGTTCAGCGTCGTTCGATGTTGAGGCGTGGTTGAAGTCCCTGAAGAAGAAGGGGATGAAACCCGCTAACAAGCAGATCAAGATGCATTTCCGTGCTGACCTGATCCCTCAGTTGCGTGACCTGCTCACCCAGATCGACGCGCTGCAAGAGGATGAGAACCGGGAAGAGGTCGGCGCTGACGACGTTGACCCCCTGACCGCTGCGGTTCTGCGGTTCAACGCCATGCAGCAGGAGTTAGAGGACGGCGGGTACGAACTGTTCGAGTTCCGGCCGCGGAACAAACGGATCCAGGACACCACCTTCGCGGAATGGCAAGAGAAGTACGCCGCCGACGACGACGAGCAGCGAACGAAACTGATCCTGCTTCGGATGGCGGCAACATGCGTCAGTCACCCGGGGATCACCATGGAAGCGTTCGAGGCGTTTGAAGAGGAATACGGGGACAGCGCGCTCGCGTCGTTGTTCAACGCGTTCCGTGACGCCTACGAGTCCGGTGGTGAACCGGACGCCCCTTTCTTGCCCATGCCCTTGCCTACCCCCGGCACCGGAGCGTCGTCCAACGGTTGAGGACAGCCCGGGAATGGGGTGACCCACCGCTGATCTGGTGGGGGATCAAGGACCGCACCAGCAAACATGCGTTGCTGGTGAAGCTGGCGTTCCGGTTGTATGAGGCGTCGTTGTGTTCCTGTGGGCACTCGATGTTCCTGGCGCACG